AAGACTGACGAAGGTAAGTCACTTATTAACAAAACCTACAAAGGGGAATAATCATGGCGGTAATGCAGTCTCGTGACAACCGTACTTTCATCGCTGGGGAAGATTTATCTTCAGCACAATTCAAATTCGTAACTCTTGAGTCAGATGGTCAAGTAGACCTAGCTGATTCTGCTGGCGAGAACGCTATCGGTGTTTGCATCGTAGGCGGAACTGCTGGTAACGCTGTAACTGTAACTGTTTCTGGTTCAGTAATGGTAACTGCTGGTGGCACTATTGCCGCTGGAGCCGCAGTACAAACAGACGCTTCTGGTGATGCTTTAACAGCCGCAACTGGTGACGTTATCTTAGGCTATGCCCGTGAAGCTGGTGTAGATGGACAAATCATCGAAATAGAAATGATCCAAGGTGGCAACTTAGCGGCCTAAATCAGCATTTTAAAGGAATAACATAATGCCATTATTAACTCCCTCTTCAGTACATATAGATCAGCCGTTATCTAACTTAACGCTTGCTTATGTACAAGAACAATCAACTTTTATCGCTGACAAAGTATTCCCAACAGTGGGCGTACAAAGACAGTCTGATAAATACTACATCTATGACCGTGCGAATATGAATCGCTCTGGTGATGTTAAGAAATTAGCACCACGTACAGAAGTGAACCGTATTGGTATGGCAATCTCTAACTCTTCATACTTCGCAGACGTATATGGTCTAGGTATGGACTTCGATGAGCAAACACTTGCTAACGAAGATGCAATGTTAGAAATCCGTTCTGCTGGTGCAGAAACACTTACTAACCGTCTCTTAATCCATCGTGAAAAAGCATTTGCAGATACATTCTTCAAAACTGGCGTTTGGACAACAGAAGTAGCTGGTGCGGCAAGTGGTGCTGGAACTCCAGTCTACTGGAACGACTACACAAACTCAACACCTATCTCAGATGTAACAGCTGGCGCACGCGGTATGCAGTTAGTTTCTGGAGGCTTCAAGCCAAACACAATGGTTGTTGGTAAAGAAGTTCGTGACATCTTGGTTAACCACCCTGACATCCTTGCACGTTTGAATGGTGGTTCTACTATCAACAACCCTGCATTGATCACAGACGGTAAGTTAGCTGAAATCTTCGGAATGGAAAACTTCCTAGTGATGGAAGCTGTAGAAAATACAGCGGCTGAAGGCTTAGCAGAATCATCTGCTTTCATCGGCGGTAAAAATGCTTTACTAGTACACACACCACGCTCTTCAGGTCTTATGACACCTGCGGCTGGTTTGACATTCGCTTGGAACAATATCCCAAGTGTAAACAACTTAGGTGTTACTGTTGAATCATACTCTGACGATGCTCTTAAGCGTCAGCAAGTTGCAGAGCATATCCAAGTTAAAATGGCATACGACATGAAAGTTGTTGGTGCTGACTTAGGATACTTCTTTAACGCTATCGTTCAGTAAGAACTAAAACATATAAAATACTGGTGAACCCTGAGCTTAATCGCTTGGGGTTGCACCCAAATAATAAAAGAACATAACAGTATCCTTACAACGGAGTAGTCCTATGCACCCATCATATTTGGGATGGCAGGTAGATTGGCCTGTCTTTATAAAAATGCCTATTAGCGCAGACAATCGAGATTGGAAACGTGGAGATCACTTTAACTGGTTAGAGCGAGGTTTGCATCAAGACAAAGTTGCAATACTATACGCTTCTGGTTATTTGTACCACAATGAAGAATTAGTAGTTCAAACAAAAGTTGGAGATAGACTATCAGAGTTCTCTGGTAAGCAACTTGAAACACTTGTGAACTTACTCAACAGTGAAGTTAAGAGTAGAACCTCTAGCACAGCAGAGTTTAACACTAAGAAGTGCAAGAAGTCAAAGATAGATGATAAGCAACGAGGTCTTATTCGTCGGTTCTTAAATAACAACCGTTGGGTTACAGAAGACTACTATAAAATAAGAGATAATATTCTCGGAGAATAATAAACAAAGGGGACGACTAAATGGCTTGGTCTTACGATCCAACGGATCTAAACACAACTACGGCTTCTGGTCGTCTCAATACAGTACGACTATTGGTTGGTGATACTGACACGACTGACCAGCAAGTACAAAACGAAGAGGTTACTTTCTCTCTAGGGGAGAATGGTGACAATGTATACTACTCTGGAGCTTGGGTTGCTAGAGCTATAGCATCTAAGTATTCTAGAAAAGTAAACACAGAACTTAGTGGAGCTTTAAAAGCTGACTACTCTGACTTAGTTACACACTACAACTCACTAGCAGATAACTTAGAGTATCAAGGTAAAACTTCAGGTGCTTCGGTAGGGGTACTAGCTGGCGGCATTACTAAGAGTACAGTAGAAGCTGTAAGACAAAACACTAACCGCATTGAAGGCTCTTTCAGAAGAGATAGATTTAAGAACCCACCTAGTTATCAAACACCCGAATACGAATAGAGGAGTAACATATGTCTTTTAGAGCATTTGACTTACTCAAGTTAGTTGAAGACTTTGGTGAAACACTAACACTACGTAAAATTACTACGGGGGGTAGCTATAACCCATCTACAGGTTCTGTAGTAGGTTCATCTACAACTGACTATAGTTTTACTGGTTACTTCTATGACTACTCTAGTGCTAACCCTGAAGAAGTTATAAGGGGTTCACGTAAATGTGTAGTCCCTTATCTTGGTGCAAGTATAGACCCTTTTCCTGATGACTTAATCATAGGTAACGGAGATACAGTTAAAGTAACAAGAGCAATATCTATATTCTCTAACGGTGTCGCTATGTGTTACATATGTGATGTACAGGAGTAGGATATGAAGTCTCACGTTAAAGTAAACACCCCTTTATCTTCTAAGATGAAAAAAATTGACGGTTTGATTGAAGATGGAGTTAAAGAAAGACTACAAAGTATAGCTAGGACTGCTACAAACTTATCTCCTGTAGATACTGGAGCTTATGTTACATCCTTTTCATATTCTGTTGGTGCAGGTAGACCAAGAGGTAAGTCTTCAGATAACAGACCTAAAGGTCAAAATCTAGAAGCTAAGAGACAAGAGGGTTTAAACAATCTAAATTCTGATATAGCTAGGATAACTGACTTCAATACTAAGAGTATTATTGTATTTACTAATGGTTCTCCTCACGCTAGAGACGTAGAGAATGGTGGACCTAAATGGAGAAAAGCTGGATATAAAGTGTTCGCACAGATAAGGAATATTTATGGCTAGTATACACAGTGACATACGTGCCGCACTTGAGACACATATCTCAAACACGGCTAACCTACCAGATATTGCTTATGAGAACGTAGCATTTGAACCGACAACAGGTACTAGCTTTATTAGGGTACAGTACCTGCCTACGTTAAATAGACCTGCTGTAAGAGGCTTAAATCCTCAACTCAGGTATCAAGGTGTTTTTGCTGTTACAGTATTTGCACCAGAAGGTAATGGCCCGTCAACCGCAGACGACTACGTTAATAAAGTTATAAACGCATTTTCAGCTACTACTGACATATCGTTTACTAACGCACAATCAGAAACAATTAAATTATCAATCGACTATGCTGAGAGGCAACAAGGTTTGATTGACAGCCCTTGGTACTATGTTCCGATTAATATCGGATGGTACATTTATAAATAACTAGGAGAATACATTATGGCCTTTGCACAGGGTTCACGCTCCAGCCTGTCTTATATAGTCGAAAGCACTTTCGGTACGACACCTGCTGGCAACTTTACTAACCTTCCTTTCAGTACACACTCTTTAAACTTAACTAAAGATCGTGTAGCTGGTAACGACATCCAAGCTGACCGTATGCCTCGTGTAGATCGACACGGTAACAGACAAGTTGGTGGAGACATTGTTGTAGACCTAAGAGATGGTGACTACGACGAACTACTAGAATCAGCTATGTTGAGTTCTTGGGCAACTAACGTACTTAAAGTAGGTGTTGCACCTAAGTTCTTATCAATAGAAGACTACGCCGCAGACATTGACCAAGCTAGACTATTCTCAGGTTGCTCAGTTTCCACTATGGCTATTTCCCTCGCACCTAACCAGATGGTAGCTACTACTTTCGGTATGGTAGGTAAGAACATGACTATGAGTGCTACAGAGAAGACACAAGATGACGCTTCTGGAGCCGCACCATTTGATGCTTACTCAGGTGACATTGGTATTGGTAACGTAGGTGGAGCATCTAACGTAGCTATCGTAACTGCACTAGACTTCACACTAACTAATTCCTTCGCACCTACCTTCGTAATCGGAGATGATAGCGCACCATCATTAGAGTATGGTAGAGCAGAAGTTGAAGGTACACTAACAGCTTACTTTGAAGATGCGGCATTAATTAACCGTTTCCTTAACGAGACAGAGACAGAGATTGAAGTATCAGTTAATGACCCTACAGGAGCTAACGCTTATACGTTCCAGTTCCCTAAAGTAAAAATAAACAGTGCTGATGTTGGCGTAGACGGACCTACAAGCCGAATGATTAGCATGTCTTTCGTTGCTCTATACGATGCAACTGAAGCAACTAACTTGAAGATCACACGACCTTCATAACGTAACACCTTAGCTAAGGTTAGTGGGGACTTCTGAGTCGGGTCGGAAGTTCCCACACTTATATATACAACCCCGACATTTATTCCCCGAAAGGAACTCGACATGGATTTAATGAATTTAAAACCTACAAGTGACATTGTAGAAGTTACACTTAGGCATCCCAACACTGGTGTTGTACTTAAGAATGATGATAAGACTGATATGACGATTGTTGTAAACGCAAGTCATTCTAAAGAGTATAAAGCACTGATGCATGAACAGACTAATAAACGTCTTAAGGCTATGCAAGGTAACAAGAACACAGAGATAACTGCTCAAGACATGGAAGAAGCAACACTTAATATGCTATCCAAGATAACTTGTGAGTGGAACATAACCTATAATAAAGAACAACCCAAACTTTCCATCGCTAAGGCTAAACAGCTTTATGATGAAGTGTTTTGGATTAAGGATCAGATCGAGGAGGCACTTGCAGACTCTCTGGATTTTACGAAAGCCTAACTCATCAGTTATGCGAATGGGCTGAACATCAGTTTAAGCTCAATCAACCTGATGAGAATGGCACTACAGAACGTGAACATTTAGAACAAGTAGAAAGGCAGATTGGACGTAAACCTGAAGCACTGGAACCCCCGACCCATTTTCCACCGCTTATGGCTCATGTCTGGTCTGCCTTTATTACGTTAAGCAACACTAGAACTGCTGGATTCTCTGGCCCTAACCCGATAACTTATGAACAAATTAAAGCATGGAAGGAACTGACTGAGACACCTATTTCCTCGTGGGAGATAAAAGCAATTAAGAGTGTTGATACAGTTTATATGGGTATAGCTAATGGATGATTTAAAGTTTATAATTGGTGTTGACGATAGAGACTTAATTAGAGCGCAAAAAGAACAGAGAAAGTTTGAGCGTAATTTAATTACTATAGAACAAGCCTTTCGTAAGGGAGACATTACAGCAGGTCGCTATACAGCAGAATTAAACAAACAAGCTAAACAGTTATCAAGGCTTGGTGGATCTTACCAGACTGCTAATTCTGAAGTAAGAAAGTTTTCATCTCAACTGAGACAAGCTAGTGATGCAAGTTTATCACAAGCATCTAACATGGCTTTTGCTGGTAAGAATGTAAACCGACTAGGTATGCAGATGCAACAAGCTGGTTATCAGGTAGGTGACTTTGCAGTTCAGGTACAAGGTGGGACTAATGTTATGGTCGCCCTCGGACAACAGGGTGCGCAGTTATTAGGTATCTTTGGACCTGCTGGAGCTATAGCAGGTGCTGGTTTGGCTATCGGTACTGCATTAGTTGCACCCTTAATGAAGGGCAGAGAAGCCGCTAAAGACCTTACTGCCGAGATTAAGAAACTTGGCGAAGAGTTAACTCTTTTACAATCTGGTGCTGAAAGTCAACTTGCTCTAGAAAGAGCTAGTAAGATAGCTGAAGTTGAAGGTAAGATCTTTGACTTGAAGAATAAGACTTATGATACTACCTATATGACTTCAGAGTTACAGAAAGACTTTGAGAAGGATATAGCCGCCGCTAAGAAAGCTGATGAAGGTAGACTTAAAGTATTGCAAGATGAGCTTAACTCTCTAAGAGAAAAAGCTAAAGCTATACAAATAAACAAAGACTTGATTGGCAGTGAAGTATTAGAAGCTGAAAACTTACATAAAAATCAAGTACAAGCTAATAGAGATAGACTAGCACAAGAGAAATTACACCTAGAAGAGTTAGCTAAAATATCAGAAGCTGAACTTTTACTTGGTCAACAGATGGTTGATGTAGCAGGTAATGCCGCTAAGATCACTAGAGAGTTAGAGTTAAGTAGAGAAGCGGCTATGAAGGCCGCAGATGAGTTTGTTATATTACAAGGTCTACGACAAAGGTTCGCTGGTGAGGACGCTCTTATGGGCATGTCACTAACACCTTCAAAACAAAAAGGTCCAGACCCAGCAGAAGAAAAGAAAATAAAACGCCTTGAAGATGCTAGACAAAAGTTATTAGATAAATTAAAGTTGTCTACACAAGAGCAATTAGTTATCCAAGGTCTTAAGGACAGAGAACTTCTAGTTGCTGAACAGTTTAACGAAAAGTATAAGTTACAGCTAGAGCTAGAAAAACTAGGCATAGAGTATGGTAGCGCAAGATACGATAGAGCTTTAGAACTATTAGATACTCAACAAGAGAGTGTACGAATAGCTTATGATCAATTAGAAGCAGAGAAGAAGTTAGCTGAAGAAAAACAGAGACAAGGTGAAATAATTGAGTCAATAGGTGGTATTATAGGTGATGGTTTCATCTCTATGGTAGAAGGTACTGAATCAGTTAAAGATGCTTTCAAGAGTATGGCTAGAGCTATCATAAAAGAACTCTATCAAGTACTTGTTGTACAGCAAATGGTTAATGCCGCTAAAGCCGCTTTCGGTATACCTGTACCAAATGCTAATGGTAATGTTTTTAGTTCTGGTAGTATACAACCTTACGCTGATGGTGGAGTAGTTGGAAGCCCTACTACATTCCCTATGTCTGGTGGTAGAACTGGACTAATGGGAGAAGCTGGACCTGAGGCTATCATGCCACTTAAGAGGGGTGCTAACGGTAAGTTAGGAGTACAGATGGAAGGTGGCGGTGCTACTACTGTTGTACAGAACTTTAACTTCTCTGCTAACGGAGATGATAGCGTTAAGAGGATAATAGCTCAAGCGGCTCCTAAGATTGCTCAAATGACTAAATCTGAGATACTAAATGATCGTCGTAGAGGCGGCACAATGAAAGCTACATTCGGTTAGACTTATAAGGAATATAACACATGGCACTAAGCTACCCATTAGCTACACCAACCACAATAGGTATTGAGAGCATTGAGCTTAGGGCTGTTAATGCTGTAGCTGTATCACAGTCACCTTTTACGTACAAACAACAGGTTATTTCTCACGG